CGTATAGCAAGATGTTCCCAGCGGGCTTTTTGCCTGTTCGTGCCGAACCCATTAGAAAAATCCCTCATCCTAAGAACAATCAGGTTCATGTGATTAAGGATGGAAAAGAATGGGTCACGATTGTCAACCCTGTCGCTAGGAGGCAAGGCTCCGGACCTGTCGGTGTACTCCGTAGGGCGATTTATTTCGCTACAGGTGCCTTGTTGACCACGGTTACAATTTCATCCATCTTCCTCGGGTGTGCCATTCATATTGGCAAGCTCACCCTGGCGGATGCGAATAAGATTGTCGCCGGAGGTATTCATCGAATGGCATTACGCATTCGTGACGTCCTCACTCCTTCGCTCTCAGAAGTCAAAAGTACACTGTTTAATGTGTTTAACTCCCTTAAAGAAGGGATGTACAACGCTATGCAGTGGTTAAAAGACTTCTTTACGGAGCACAAGCACGCTATCGGATTAGCGTGTGCAGCAATTGTCCCCGTGGCAGCTCTCTTCTTTGGAATCAAAGGATTGAAGAACGACGAAGAAACAGTTGCTGTGTCTCATGAGTCAGAATCCGTTTTTAGACACATTCAAAAGCTAGGCCCCCAAAAACCGAAAATGCCAGTTAGGCAATTGGTTAAGGGTGTCCACCAACAGATGGGTTTCGTACAACACGATAATGTCTGTGAAGTTCTTAGAAAGAACATGTGGGAAATCTACGCTTGGAATGGTTCTGACTACAATAGACTAGGCTACATCAACTTTGTAGCCGATAATGTCGCACACATGCCCTACCATTTTATTGGGAGGGTGACCCACCACCTTGTCTCTATTGGAGCTGACAAAACCCACAACCATTATATCCTTAAGCAGGAAGGTTGTAGAGATGTCAAGGTATCCATGGATGATATCCTTACTTTGAACAAGGGTGCATCCGAAGAAGACAAGGTAATTGTTCGAATCGGTACAAAGGGGCTACCAAACATGCGCAATGTTTTAGCTCACTATGTTACCGATGCTGAGATGGGCAAAGGTGCCTATAACAGCCTCGACGGTTTTACGGGTCAAATTCTCCAACCCAAGGAGAAGCAAGCTACCCCAGTGCAAGGTTTTGCCGGTCGGTCAATCAGGACTATGAATGACCAAGGTGAAGAAGTCATCAGCTTCGTGCCAAACTTGTTGAAGTACAATTTCCCTATGACATATGGAGATTGTGGTTCACTTGTTATGAATGTTGATGGTACGTCTGGAGGTCGGGTTGTAGGAGCACATATTGCTGGGGATGAGAAAAAGACTCTCCCCGCCTACGGTTATTCGTACCGCATTACTCGTGAGGAAATTCTCCGAGCTGTGGGACACGCTGTAGATGATTGCTACTTCCCCCTTTTAGATATGCCCGACTTCAATGTTGCCCTTGCCGGGAACGCTTACGCCGAAGTTGCCGTGAAATGCGCTTACGACGTGAACGTTCACAAATTTGCTGTCAACTTAGACGTGACGCCTGCTTCAGGAACACACACCAACTGTCAAATAGTTGAGTTCCAAGGAGCAACAGCGCCCTACGTTGAAAGAAAAACAGAGATTTGTGATACGCGTCCAGCCAACTACCCCCAAGCACGAGAACCATATTGTGCGAGGGTATTAGAATTCACGGAATCACTTCAAGAGAAGGAACCTGTGCTTACAAGGATTGCTGAACAACTCGCTCATGAGTTAAGCAAGATTCCTTGGGCGCGGAGTAAGTCGCTTCAATCGTTTCACCAAGCCCTTAGCAAGAGTGAACTGTCGACTTCCGCCGGTTACCCGTACATGGCTATTGGCCAACCGAAGAAATCGGTTGTGCGCAAAGGAGTCGACGGGTCCCTGGTTCCTGGTAAGAACGCGAGAGAATTCGCAAAGAAGTGCGAGGATAATCTCAATCAACTGTCCGAAGGAATGCTCCCTATGTGGATCTACCAAGACTGTTTAAAAGTTGAGAGGAGGAAGTTCTCTAAGAAAAGAGCTCCTCGCCTTGTTAGCGGAGCACCGTTTGATGCGGCCATAACTGGCTGCATGTTATTCGGCGCTTTTAGCGACTTCATGTGCGAAACTACCCTGGACAATGAGACCCTCATCGGATTTGATCCTTACACGCAAGCTCAAGGTTTTACTGAGAGATTTATGCGTTTCGGGAATTTCGATAATATCGCCTGTCTTGACTACTCTGGTTACGACACTGATCACAATGCTATTATGATCATGCTCGCTATCCACGTTATCAACTTGTGGTATGATGACCATCCGTCTCACCAACGTGCCCGCGAAACGTATGGCCGTTCCATTGCCAACTCCTACCACATCCGTGGAACTGTGTTGGAACAATGGCCCGGTTCTATGCCAAGCGGTAACTACCTTACCACCCTGATCAACTGCCTCATTAACCTGATTAACCTCAGGTATTGCTTTTATCGAGCAAATGACAACGAGATCTCCTGTATTCCAGAATTCCAAGATAACGTCCAAGTAGAAGTTCTTGGAGACGACAACGCCATTGCCGTTTCTATTTACTATGTCGAAAAGATGACTGAGGAAAAGCTGGCTGGATATCTGGCAGAGCTAGGGTATCGCGCGACATCGGCGCAAAAGGACCAACCTTTGGCAAAAGTGATGCATCCCATTGAGCATCTCCAATTGCTAAAAAGAACTCCCCGTCGAGAGATGACTCTCGGTGGTAGATACGTGCTACCTTTATCGTTAGACACGGTGTTAGAAATTCCACTGTGGACGAAAAAGAGCCAGTATTTGGAGGTCGCTTGCACCAATCTCGAAACATCGTTGCATGAGCTCTCTCTGCATGGCCAAGAAATCTGGGATCAATACACTCCCGGAATGAAGGCCTTCTTTGAGGGAATCTATAGTCCGAAAACTTGGAATCGACGATACTATCTTGAACGCACTCTGAAAGAAGGGTTTTTCAATTTGGTTGATCTCGAGACCGATCTCGGTCAGCAACAGTCCATGGTCTTTGAACACAGACGTAAAACAAGTTCCCCTCCAATCTTACCTCCCGGTAGCGCTAAACCCGTTGCCACACCCGCGACCCAATTTTCTGGAAGAATGTCTACAAACACGACTGACCCTCCCGCGAGTGACGGACCGTATGAATCGGTTCCCATCGCTTCCGCGCCAAACAGCGGAACCACCCTATTCCTTGATGACACAGTTGGCAGCAGCGCGTCAATCGC